TGAGGCATAGCACCAGACGGAGTAGAAGCACCACCACCTTTCAAATAAGCAAGCATAGGATTAAGTCCAGCAGACTTCATATCCTCAACTTGCCGTTGATAAGCGGTGTTGGACATACGCTCCTGAAAAGCCATCTGCTCACGACCAAGACCGATATTAGCGGCATTGGTATCAGATTGACCCTTAAAACCAAGAAGAGCAGAACCAGCAGAAATAAGAGAAGAAGGAATAGCATTAGCAAATGAGCTAACAGTATCCATACCACTCTTAAGATCATCAAAAAAAGACATAAAAACCTTTCCCTCAATCATTCCCCGAAGGGAATGATAGAGGCTTAAAAATGATCGATAAGCCCAGGTACAGAGTACATAGGAAGAGGACGAGCAGCATTAATATTAAAAAAAGCATCAAGCAAAAATTGCTGACCATTAGCACCAGTACCAACCGCCAAATTACGTGCAAGAGGCGGATTGTCCTGAATAAAAGTTGAATTCAAAGTAGGCAAAGCAGTAAAACGCTGAGCATAATGCCAAGGATCAATAGTGCCAGCTGCAGTAGAACGAAAAAGACCGGTAATCTCAGAGGGGTTGTAACGGTATTCCGCCCAACGTTCCTGATAGCCAAAAACATTAGAATCAGAGGAACCACCAGTAACATAAATTTCCTTATTTAACACAGCTTGTTCACCAAGCATAGCAAACGCAGGAAAATAATAATCATAACGAGTAGAACGACTCCAATGACGTCGTAGACCTTGCTGATAAGTCAAATCAGCGCGAACAGAAATAACACCAATAACATAACCATGCTCAACAAAAGACTGGGTAAACCCATGATTGTGCGCATGATAAACACCCATAGCAGCTAAATTACCCTGAGGTGTAGTCTGGCCAGAAATGCCAGTACCAGTAGTTTGGGCAATAGGAGAAATATTAATAAGAGTAGAGCCACCACCAAGATACTCAGGACGCTGAAGGCGAGCATCTGGAGATGTAACGCCAAAATGAGAACGCAAAATCTCAGTGTAACGAGTACCACCTCGAGCATCGCGTTCAAGCAGCTTTTGAATCTGAAAAGACTGACGAAGCTGATTAATAGTCGCTGCAGTAGCAGAAGACAAATCAGCATAAAGACCACTATTAGCGTTATTCAATAAAACGCCACCACCATTAGTCCAAGTACCAGTCTGACCTAATGAATACAGTGTATTAGGAGGAGTAGTCCAACCCATAGTGGATGTACCACCACCAACAGATTGAAGACCAATAGCCTGGCCAGTAACAGACTTAACAGGAGCAGAAGTACCTAAAGGCAAAGTAACGGCAGTGCCGCCCTTTTGAGGCCAAGGCAAAGAAGAAGTAAAGTAGTCATGACGCTTACCGCGTCGCAAAATAGAATAATTAGTAGCGGGAGAGGCATCAGGGCCATCACCCTTATCAACAGTGACGGAATTTTGTAAATTCTCGTCTCTAAACCATTGATTATAAATCAAATTATAGGCACGGGTAGGTAACGCCGAATGTGAAACCGTATTACCAGCGGTAACTTGACCCACAGTCGGTAAACCAAGGTAGTCCTGTAAGGACCCGATAGCGTATCCACCAGCTGGGGATACTTGTTGAGGGATAGTGTAAGAAATACTATCGGAAGGATTGTCCTGTTCCCCCATAAACTTAACCCAATTCGTCCAAACCAAACGATTAGGAACAAAGAAGAAGAACGAGTCCAAATGGAGATTATCCATAACCGGAAAAATGGGTGTAGCAAGTCGACCGAACATCGTGACATTAACATTAAAAGTGTCTCCAGGTAGAACCTCTTCGCACAAAATAGGAACAATCAAACCACTATCAAAAGTAGTCTTAAGAGTTTTCTGCATAGAAAATCTAGAGCGGGGGATGTCAGCACGGGGCACCATTGCAAAATTGTGTGCATCAACCGATTTATTGTGAAACATAAATAACTCCAAAAAGAAATTAAAAAAAGTGGCCCCGAAGGGCCACAAGGGTCATGACGACTGCAAAACGTCTTTAGCACGAACCAGAACCTGAGGCTCATTATTTACAAATGCGCCACGAGAATCATCAAATTCGCCTAACAAATACAAATCAAAATCATCAGGATGCTTGTTCAATTGGTTGTCGGCAGCAACCCGATTCACTTCATCAGTGAAATCACGAACAGCAACATTACGATGAGGAACAAAAAAAGGACGATTAAAAACATCCGCAGCGCGGTCTTTAACAGAAACAACAAACAGAATCATGATATACCCTTTAAATTATACGTTTTGAAAGAGAAGCTCTTGAAGAGCTAACAAGAGAACGCGAAGTCTTACGGACCGGAAGGTCCTCATAAGCTTTACGCTCAAGGTCTAACTCGGCACGAACCGAAGACCTATACTGCATATCCAATGCAAGATCGGATCCAACCTCCTTTAACAAAGTTTTATAAAAACGTGGAACTGGGGCTTTAGAACCCTGAGCAGTAATAACAGAAGCATGCGGAAAAACATCCGACATGAAAAAATCCCGAAACCAAGAACGGCCAATGCCTTTAGACATAACCAAAAACTCGGGATTAGGCAAAACAACTTCACCAGTAACATCATCAACATAAAGCGGTTCAGGCTTTTGCAAGCCCTTAATCTTTTTCAAGATATATCGGGCAATGTATGCTGCAGACTCAAAATTAAGAGTACCAATCAAATGATTCCCCCTAGGCCAAAGCTTAGTGACGGTTGCAGAAATAAAAGTAGGATCACCATTAGAACTGCCAAACCGCGTACGGTCATCAGAAAAGTCCAAACCAAACAACGCAATATGAAAATGAGGCCTTCTAGAAATATCACCATACTCACCTGAGGCAACATAACGAAACTTAAGACCAGCTTTACGCAAACGCTTGAAAAACCGCTGTAGGTCATCCTTAAAAAGTTGACCATGTTCAGGTAGCCAATCATCGTTATACGTGAGGTTCAGCATACAAGACACCTTGTGCATCTGTTGCTCGTGAGTTATACGAATAGCCCATTCTCTCGAATAAGCCAAACGGCACTCTATACACTGACCACACTTGGTAGGACCGTGGGTGGGATGTGACCATAGAGATGTACACACCAGAACCTTACAGGCGAATACCACCGCGCATAGGGCCAGCAGTGATGTTAATCAACTTAGTAGTTGATATGTTGCGTTTAAAAGAAGAAGCGCTTGAGCGCTTATTGGCATTGTGACGGTGCAAAGGCTTCATAGTGACTCCAGTAGAACAGAAAGACAAAAAGGTGTCAATAGGCACAGTTACATCAAGTAGCGAACTGTGCCTATCAACGATTAAGCAGCAGGAGCTGCATCATCAGGAGGACTCTCCTTAGGTCTGGGCAAAGCCAAACCAAGGCGAACCGCCTCCTCAGAATTCGCGGGATCCGCGAAAAACTCCAAAAATTCTTGAGGAGAATTATGGAATCTAGCACGAACTTTTGCGTCCATCCGCATAAAGTTCTCATCTGCCTGGCGAACTACATTCATAGCAGACTGGAAATCAAAAATGCCCTCGTAATCAACATACTGGGGCATAGAGACTGGATCAGGTAAATGACCAGTCTTCATAAAACGATCAACAATATTATTGATATCAGACTCATCGCGAAATTGCTGCTGAGTCAAAGAATCATCCAAACACTTAAGACCGGTCTCTAAAGAACGGTCATCAAAATTATCATAAGCAGAGGCAAACTTCATAAAAACTCCTTAACGTCGTAACATACGGAAAATGCTCATAACAGTATCAACCAAAGGTTTGTACTGTCCGAACTCCTTACCCAAATTATCAGCTTGCTGAATAGCTTTCAAATCAGCAGCCACCAAGTCGGATTCATTCAAAGTCTTCAGAGCAAGAGCAAAAATTTGCTGCTTGCGCTGCTCTTCAGTCAACGTCTGAGCTTCAATAAGCTTAACAGACGATTCAAGCTGTTTAATAACAGCAACCAAACGATCACCCTCAATAGAAATATTCTTAGTCTCTTCAGCTATTTTCTTAGCTTGAAAAGACTGCAAACTAATAGCAGAACGTTTCTCATCGGCTGAAGCAAAAGACAAATCTTTATTGGCAATAGTCAACAAAGTTTCAGCACGCTTCTTAATAGTATCAGCATCAACATTTTCAATTTCAGCACCAACTTTACCAACTTGCTTGTTGGAAACTTGGGTTTGGGCAGCCTGATAACCAGAAGTAGAACCCGCAAGATACGGATTCTGAACCTGAGGCATAGCACCAGACGGAGTAGAAGCACCACCACCTTTCAAATAAGCAAGCATAGGATTCAGGCCAGCAGCCTTCATATCCTCAACTTGCCGTTGATAAGCAGTATTAGACAAACGCTCTTGAAAATCCATCTGCTCACGACCCAATGCAACGTTAGCAGCATTGGTATCAGTTTGACCTTTAAAACCAAGAAGAGCAGAACCAGCAGAAATAAGAGAAGAAGGAATAGCATTAGCAAATGAACTAACGGTATCAAAACCACTCTTAAGAGTATCAAAAAAAGACATAAAAACCTTTCCCTCAATCATTCCCCGAAGGGAATGATAGAGGCTTAAAAATGATCGATAAGCCCAGGTACAGAATACATAGGAAGAGGACGTGCAGCGTTAATATTAAAAAACGCATCAAGCAAAAACTGCTGACCATTAGCAGCAGTCCCAACCGCCAAATTACGAGCAAGAGGCGGAGTATCCTGAATAAAAGTCGAATTCAAAGTCGGAAGAGAAGTGAAACGTTGGGCATAATGCCACGGATCAATAGTACCCGCGGCAGTAGAACGAAACAAACCAGTGATCTCAGAAGGGTTGTAGCGATATTCCGCCCAACGCTCCTGGTAACCAAAAACATTTGAATCAGATGCACCGCCAGTAACATAAATTTCCTTGTTTAGCACAGCTTGTTCACCAAGCATAGCAAACGCGGGGAAATAATAATCATAACGAGTAGAACGGCTCCAATGACGCCGTAAACCTTGCTGATAAGTCAAATCAGCGCGTACAGCAATAACACCAATAACATAACCATGCTCAACAAACGATTGGGTAAACCCATGATTGTGTGCATGATAAACACCCATAGCAGCTAAATTACCCTGAGGAGTAGTCTGTCCAGAAATGCCAGTACCAGTGGTTTGAGCAATAGGAGAAATATTAATAAGAGTAGAACCACCACCTAAATACTCAGGACGCTGCAAACGGGCATCTGGCGAAGTAACGCCAAAATGAGCACGCAAAATCTCGGTGTAACGAGTACCACCTCTAGCATCACGTTCAAGCAACTTTTGAATCTGAAAAGATTGACGAAGCTGATTAATAGTCGCAGCGGTAGCAGTAGACAAATCAGCATACAAACCAGAAACACCAGAAGAAACAACACCAATAGCCTTATTGGCACCTAATGCAGGAGAAGAATCAGCAACAGTAGTACCAACATTAACGTTATAACCACCAGTCTTGGGAATAGCATAAGTAGTAGAAGAAGTACTCAAACCGGCATTATTAGTACCATCTGTAAGACCTAAAGCCTTGCCAGTACCATAAACAGGGGCAGAAGTACCAAGAGGAAGAGTAACAGCAGTACCACCCTTCTGAGGCCAAGGCAAAGAAGAAGTAAAGTAATCATGACGCTTACCGCGTCTCAAAATAGTGTAATTAGTAGCGGGTGAAGGATCAGGACCATCACCCTTATCAACAGTTACGGAATTTTGTAAATTCTCGTCTCTAAACCATTGATTATAAATCAAATTGTAGGCGCGGGTAGGTAGCGCCGAATGTGAAACCGTATTACCAGCGGTAACTTGACCCACAGTCGGTAAACCAAGGTAGTCCTGTAAGGACCCGATAGCGTATCCACCAGCTGGGGATACTTGTTGTGGGATAGTGTAAGAAATAGAA